TTCAAAAATAAACAAGAACTTTTAAAATTGAAACATCTGCTTTCAAACAGAGTTTCATCCTCAGTGGCTATTACAGCTAATAAAATCAATGAAGCCATGGGGTTAAAATCCATGGGGGTCCTACTTCCACTGTTCACTCGAACAGTTGAGGTATGTGGACTTCGTTTACGTAAGACTAAAGTAGTAATTATAATTCGTTTCCTTCTAAGGTTGAAGAAACTCTATAATACTAGAGGGATGAAGGGATTAGTTAACTATTTAAAAGCTGCTCAAGTGCTTTTCCAGCAATCGCTGGGAGGAATGAGACTGCGGGATACATCGGAGTTAAAATGCCGAGTATCGCGAAATCAGTCAGGAGTTCCCCGAATAGTTGACTCTTCACTCCGGTTAAGGATTAGACGCGAAGATGTAAGGGTAATGAAGTTCGTAATGACTTTATTAGCCCTATACAGAACTCTTGAATTTCCTGGGACACTGAAACTTAAGACTATCACCGATGGTTTTAAGGGTGACTATAAGGATCCCCTTTATGGGAGAATTATAGCCTGGATCCCTTTATTCGCCAAAATGATTAAAGTTTTGGCCAAGGAGAGAAATGTTAAACACCTTGCGGATAGGGGTATAACCCCACGCGCGATTGTGAAATCGGCGCCCGGAACCGGACCTGGAGGTATATCCACAGACCCTCAAACACTGCTGTTAACAGCCAGCGGCCTGAAACAGACTGGATTGGCATCCAGTGTAGAATTCTTCATTAAATTCTTTGAAAAGGGAACTGATGTCCCTTTCCCAGGTTTAATGTCGGTATTCCAAGGCTTAGCTGCGGTGCCTGTACATCTTATGCCATCTCTTAGAGTTCATACTCTAGGAAGACTAGGATTCAAGGATGAGCCAGCAGGTAAAGTGCGTGCTTTCGCGATGTGCGATGCTTGGACCCAATGGGTCCTAGAACCATTCCATGAATGGTTGTTTGATTTACTTCGAGGCATCCCGACTGATGGAACTTTTGATCAGTTGAAGCCGGTAAAAGCTAAAGCTACCGGCGCATCATGCGCCTACTCGCTCGATTTATCAGCTGCGACCGATCGGTTGCCAATGTCTATCCAAATCGAATTGGTAAAACACTTAGTTAATAAGGATTTTGCTATCGAATGGGCTAGACTCCTCGTTTCAAGAGGATACGGTGCCTTTACTAAAAAATACGGTGGGGTATCGGAAGTCCTGCATTATGCA